TACACCGGTACCGCCCCCGCAGGAGTGCAGGTACAGCATGGCGGGGGCACGTGGGTGACGCTGTCCGGGTTCTCCGCGTCGGCTGGTGTTTGGTCTGGAAATGCAGTGCTGCCCGTCGCCGTCGCCGCAGTGCTCCGCGCCCGGTACAGTAACAACACGGTGGTGGTGTCTGCGGACGTAGCGAACATCACCGTCGAAGCGAACTCGATCTCGTTCACTGTCCCGATGTCTGGCGGCAGTCCTGATCCGGCCGGCGCTCGTAACTACCGGCTGTTCCAACGCAATGGATCGAACCAGGCCACCGGGGTGCGCATCACCGGTGAGTACGACGGTGCGCCAACTGCGATCCAGTGGCGCTTCAACGGCGGGAGCTGGGCGACCCTCGTCGCCTCACCGTCAGGCGGGGCCTTTGATGCAACGGTCACGCTCTCCGGCCCTGCGCAAGGTGCCCTGGAGATCCGGTTCGCAAACGATACGGCCGTATCCGCATCGCTGACGTTGGTCGGCGTGGGGGACGTGTATATCGCCGCCGGACAAAGCAATGCAGCCGGTTGGTCGCCGTCGTTCCTGCAGCCCGTACCCCCCTCTGCCAACCCCACCTGGAAGGCGGTCGAGTTCGACTTCGCGCATACATGGAGGGAGAACTTCGAGACCCCGGACAATCCGTTTCACGACCCTGCGGTGGCGGTGTACTCCGCGTTCGGGAGCGGCGGCGGTCGCAACGGCACCTACTACGGGCATCTGGCCACTCTTGCCATGGCGGCTGGCGTCCCGATCGCCGTGGTCCCGGCAGCGCGAGGCAGTTCCACGATCGACATGTGGGAGGCCAACAACCCGACGGACACCAACACACTGTACGGCGCGCTCCAGGCGACGGCGCAGCGCATTGGCAGCTGCAGAGCAGTTCTGTGGTGGCAGGGCGAAGGCTCGATGTCCGACGACGCGACTGGCACAGGTCTCGATCCGTCTCTCTACGCGGGCAAGCTCGACGCCATCATGGATGCGTTCGCCGCATCCGGGCAGACCGCAGAGTGGGTCCTGACCATGCCATGCCACGCCAACCCGACGCCCAAGGCGAACGGCGCGCTGTTCCGCGCTGCCCTCGCGGGCATGGCGAGCAACGAGCATGTGCTCGGCGTACTGGACCTGGACAGCCCCACCCCGGCATACGACACGCTCCACTACGAAGGCAGCGCAGAGATCGTCACGATCGCCTCGCGCATGGCGTCACTCCTTGGGTATTCCGTCGCAATGACGGGTCCGGTTGTGACCCCTGGGGCCGGGACGATCACTGCCACCGGCGGGGCGCCTTCCGTAATCACGCCGATCGTTATCCCCCCGCAGCCGATCACGGTATCGCCGGTCGGCGCATGGCTCACGCTGTCCGGAAACCAGCCCAACATCGTGCAGGGCGTGCCTCCCGTGCCGCCCCCTGAACCGGAGCACGTGCCGAACTCTGTTCCTCCCATGTCGGTTGCTTACATGGTGCAGGACAAGTGGGTATACGAGAAGGACCCCGAGGCGGTCGCCACATACCAGGTCAACTGGGCCAGTTGGCTAGCGGGCCGCACCCCCACATCCATCGCGTGGACGTCGCCGGGGCTGACCGTTGTCGCCACCTCGTTCTTGGCGGGCATGGCAGCGATCTCACTGTCGGGGGGCACCCACCTTTCGACATACACCGTCACGTGTCAGGTGCTGACGGAGACCGACAGCGAGAGCTTCAGCTTCCAGGTCCGGGTGATCCGGAACGCACAGCAGCAGAACACGATGGCTGTCCTGGTTGAGCAGGCGCGCGGTGTCCTGTCAGACCGCCGGGAGCCGTATCGTTACTCAGGTGATGACCTGCTCGGGTACGCGAACGATGCGCTCGCCGTACTGGCGACGGTACGCCCGGAACTGTTCACAGCACTCATCAAGCACAAGTGCGAGGAAGGCGTCGTACAGCGGCTCCCGCTTGCTTCCACCATCCGCATCTCGTCGATTGCCGGACTGCGTCCCACCACACGTGAGTTGGTAGAGCGCTTCGACCCCGACTGGATGACGGCGGAGCTTTCGACCCCGGCGCATTGGATTCCGTACGAGGGTGACCCGCGCAGGTTCTACGTTACGCCGCCGGCGCAGTTTGGACATCCGCTGGACGTGTCGGCGGCGTACGCACCAGAGCGGTACGCGATGCAGGACGAGTTCCCGGTTCTTCGGGTCTTCTGGCCGGCGGTGATGGACTACGTCGTCGGCATGGCCGAGGCGCGCGACGACGAGCATGTGCTCCGCGAACGCGCCCAGCAATTCATTTCCAAGGCGGCGAGCCTGATGGGGAGCAGCAATGGCTGATGGAGCGATTGATCGCGTTGCGTACGCGGGTAGTGGACTCGTACGCGTGATGACGCCGGCCCAAGCTGCCGCGGCCACTACCGCCGCGGCGCCGACAGACGGGCAGAACCAGCAGGTTATCCAGGGACTCGCTGGGTACGTCCGCAAGTGCTGGCACGCAGCGCGCGACGCCAAGATGCAGAGCGTGGAGAAGCGCATGTTGTCGGCAGTGCGCCGCCGACGCGGGGAGTACGACCCGGAGAAGCTCTCGCAGATCCGACAGTTCGGCGGGTCTGAGATCTACATGATGCTCACGAGCAACAAATGTCGTGCAGCTTCGAGCTGGCTCCGCGACACATACGGTGGCACGGGCAGCGCTCGCCCGTGGACGATAGAGCCGACGGCTATACCGGAACTCCCCCCGGACCTTATGGAAGAGGCGATGCAGGAGGCCGCAGCCACTGCGCAGCAATACATCATGACGACGGGGCAGGTGCCTACGGTCGCCGGCATGCGAGAGGCACTGATGCGTCTCCGCGACCGGATGATGGCCGACATTCACGCTGAGGCGCGCGACGCAGCGGACCGCATGGCGCTGAAGATGGAGGACCAACTCTCCGAGGGAGGTTTCCAGCGCGCGTTCTCGGAGTTCATTGACGACCTGGTTACATTCCCGACCGCCATCATCAAAGGGCCGGTCGTTCGCCGCAAGCGCCGGCTGGAGTGGGTGCAGGAGGCTGCCGGCTGGGTGCCCAAGGTAGGCGAGCGGCTGGTGATGGAGTGGGAGCGCGTCGACCCCTTCCGCTTCTACCCGAGCCCGTTTGCGACGAACGTCGACGACGGGTACATGATCGAGCACATCCCGCTGACGCGCCGGGCGCTGACCGAGATGATCGGTGTCGACGGGTACAACGAGAAGGCCATCCGCGAGGTGCTGGAACTGCACGGGCGTGGCGGGTTCCACAACTGGATGTCGGCAGACTCCGCGAAGGCCGCAGCCGAAGGGCGCCTCGACCCGTATATGACCGGTGTCGGCGACGGTGATACGCGTATCGACGCACTGCAATTCTGGGGGTCGGTCTCTGGCGAGATGCTGCGCGAGTGGGGACTGCCCAAGGACCAGGTCCCAGACCCCGCCCGCGAGTACGACTGCGAGGTATGGCTGATAGACAACACGGTTATCCGTGCGGTGATCAACCCCGATGACCTCGGCCGGAAGCCCTACGCCGCCGCAAGCTACGAACAAGTGCCGGGGATGTTCTGGGGCAACTCGGTAGTGGATCTCGTCGCCGACTGCCAGGACGCATGCAATGGCGCCGCTCGCGCGCTGATGAACAACATGGGGATCGGCTCCGGCCCGCAGGTGTCTGTGAACATGCAGCGCCTGGCCGACGGCGAGAAGATCACCCAGATGTACCCGTGGAAGATCTGGCAGACGAAGTCCGACCCATTCGGGTCCACTGCGCCAGCGATCGACTTCTTCCAGCCCAACAGCAACGCAGCAGAGCTGATGGGGGTGTATGAGAAGTTCTCCGTCCTCGCGGATGAGTACTCCGGCATCCCACGCTACATGACCGGGGATTCCGCTGTCGGCGGCGCCGGGCGTACGGCGAGCGGCATGAGCATGCTGATGTCGAACGCAGGGAAGACCATCAAGCAGGTCATCAGCAACGTGGACGGACGCGTGCTCGAACCGTGCCTGGAACGCCTGTACTACAACAACATGATTGACTCTAGCGCCGATACGGATCTCAAGCGCGGCGACCTGTACATCGTCGCGTCTGGCGCCAGGTCGCTGGTGGCAAAGGAGCAAGCGCAACTGCGTCGCAACGAGTACCTCCAGCTGGTCCTCCAGAGCCCGATCGCCCAACAGGTCATCGGCATGGAAGGAGCAGCAGAGCTGCTCCGCGAAGGGGCGAAGGGGCTCGACATGCCGGTCGACCGGGTGGTCCCGCCGGTCGAGGTGCTCAAACAGCGCTGGATGGCACAGGCGCAGCAGCAAATGCAGATGCAGCCGCAGGTCGGGGGCGGACAGCAGCTGGCGGACGGGACTCCCGTCACCAACACTGCTCAACCCTTGACAAGCTAACAACTTAGGATATGGTTGGTCTATGAAGGCAAACATCGCTGAGCAGGAGTACCTGACGCTTGCGGCCATACCCAAGATGGCGGCCGGAGCGACCCTTCTGGAGGTGATGAAGCGTGAGCGGGACGCCGAGCTTACCCACGCCCTGAACTGTGTTCGGGGGCGGGGGGACGACCTGGCAATGAAGTCCCTGCAGCGCGCAGCAGTGATTGCAGAGCTTATCGACTTCCTCGCCGTGACGGCGCCGGACGTCGCAACCAGGACCGTGAGGTAAGGCAGGGCAGACCGCCAAGGCGGCGCCCGCCACTGAGCGGACGTTTGAAGTACCCGCAGACCGTAGACCTACGGCGCACACCCGACAGGGCGCGTACGGAGGGAGTCGGCGCGAAGGAGAGATGATGAGTGCATTGCCCGCAGCCGTACAGCGCCAGCTGGACGAGGCCAAACAGATCGAGGAACAGATGCGCGCCCCCGCGGCAGACGCACAGACCGTCGAGGAACAGCCTCCCGCAGACGCACCTGCAAGCAACGCACCGGCGGAACCGACTCCGCCCCAGACAAGACACGAGGACCCCGACTGGCAGCAGCGTTTCCTGACGCTGCAGGGCAAGTACAACGCTGAGATGGCTCGTTCCAACGAGGCACACCGCGCACTGCAAGCCCAGGTCGAGGAGCTGAAACAGCGTCTGGAGCAAAAGCCGGTCGAACCGCCGAAGCCGGTGGTGTCCGACGAGGACAAGCAGGCTTTCGGAGAGGATCTGCTGAACACGGTCGAGCGCATCGCTACCGCGAAGGTGCAGACCATGGAGCAGCAGTTGGCGCAACGTGATGAGGTCATCGCACGACTGCAGGCGCAGCTGGGCACGGTTGCCAGCAGTGTCGGCAAGCGAGACTTTTTCTCGGAACTGGACCGGCAGATGTCGGACTGGGAGCAGACCAACGCAGATCCGGATTTCTACCAGCGCTGGCTGATGGAAGTCGACCCGATGACAGGGCACGTGCGCAAGGCAATCCTTGACGCGCACGTGCAGGCGCAGGACGTGGAGCGCACCCTCGGGGTGTTCCGCGCCTACCGCGCAACCGTCGCCAAACCTGCAGTTCCGACGTTGAACCCGCTGGAGAAACAGGTGGCTCCCAGCCGCAATGACTCCGGTGGTGCTCCGCCCGCGGGTAACGAGCCGAAGATCTGGATGCAGGCGGAGATCGCCGCGTTCTACGACCAGGTTCGCCGAGGGCAGATCGCTCCTGAAGT